CAGAAAAGAAGCCCTTAGAAGGGAAGAGATTGCGATGGAAGAGGCTTTCTTTGATGAATATAACGCTGCTTTATTGACTGCTCAGCAAGCAGAGGAGCAAGCTGTCACAGATAAGTATTTTAAACTTATTGAAGGAGCCAAACAGTACGGCCTTGATGTCACTGCCCTTGAGAAACAGATGCAGGAAGAGATCGATAAGATTCAGAACAAGCATAATACCGACAGGCTTCAGAAGATGCTGGAGAATGCGCAGTTTATTTATGATCAATTCAGCGCACTGAATCAGGCATTCAATGATCTACAGAATGCAAGGCTTCAGAACATGCAGGCGCAAGCTGATAAGGAGCTCGCTGTACTTGATTCAAAGTATAAATCTGATGTCGAAGGGCAGAACCTTACAGCGGACCAGAAGAAAGCTATTGATGAGAAATATGCACAGGCTAAATATGCTATCGAGCTGAAGCAATTCCAAGAATCTGAGAAGATCAAGAAGCAACAATTCGAGAGAGACAAAGCTCTGCGTATTGCACAGGTAGCTATCGATACAGCAAGTGCCATTGTTAAGGGTATTGCTCAATTCGGTCCTCCTCCATCTCCTGCTGGTATCGCTGCCATTGCATCTGCTGCTCTCATTGGAGCTACACAGATAGCAGCTATCGCAGCACAAAAGTATCAGAGTGGCTCAGCTCCGAGCTTGGGTACCGGTGGCGGTGGATCTATTGCAGGAGCATCAGGAACAGAACTTGGTGGAGCTGGCACCAATGCTAATCTGAATACACAGCAAACCAATACAGCGGATCTGATAGCTCAGAGCAATGAGGGGACTCCTGTGTACGTTCTTGAGTCTGACATCACAGGCACTCAGAACAAGGTAGCTATGCAGAATAAGCTCAGCGTGTGGTGATGAACTTCCATGTATCCTTGTTTGCCATGAACTGATCGGATATACTGAAGCAACCATAGAGGTCAAGGAATTCCTTGGCCTTTTTTTTGTCCTTGGCAATCTTGATATTTTCACCTGGTGAATGTGGCACCTGGTAGTAATTCAGATACATGCTCTTGATGAAATGATTATGCCCGGACCATGTGATGGAATCGAATAACTCAATGAGCTTGTCGCTGTTCATCATGACTGGAGCATGGCATTCAAAGTTAATCGTAGTGCAATCCATAGCTTTCAGCGCATCCATAGTGTTCTGCATTGCTTCCTGGTAAGTAGGTGCATGTCTGTCATTGATCAGCATCGGTCCACATGATAGCACTTTGTTAGGATCGAACTTGGGACCAAGAAAGAAATCATCATTCATGTAGATGAAATCTCCTCCTATTAGCGAGGCAAAGGTCAGTATCTTATGAGTGACATCGCATCCCCGGATGGATGATCTGCTTCTAGGTTCCAGATTGATGGTGCCAGGGACATGATCTCCGACAACGTACACTTCAGCATCTGGGTAAACATTCAAAGCCCATCGGATGGACTCATTGATACACTGATCATCACGCAGTCTTTTGTAAGGGTATACGAATCTCATGAAACAAAATTACATATTTAACTATGAAAAGAGAACTGCCTGTATATGAGATCTACATTGATCTGAATGAAGAGGAGACAACTGTATCATTCAATTCCCTTGTGGCAGATCCTGCGCATGAGATTAGCTACCAGACTTTCAGCAAGGCGAGACGCTATCAATTCAATGAGGAGGAGCGAGTGATCACCGGTGTAGCTATTTCAGCAGACACTCCGATCTACAGATATGACGATGAGACTAAGGAGGAATACTACGTAGTGTTCACCAAGGATGCCATCAAGAATATAATCGTTGACTATGCGAGAAAGCAGAATTTCAACAATGTGAATTTGAATCACAATCCTAACCAGGTGGTAGATGGTGTGTACATGATCCACAGCTACCAAGTAGATGAGGCTAAAGGATTCACCAAGCCAGAGAGATTCCATGATGTGAATGATGGATCCTGGATCGTTAGCTACAAGGTCATGAATGATGAGGTCTGGGAGATGGCCAAATCTGGTGAATGGTCAGGATTCTCAGTGGAGGGTTCTTTCTTCCTCCAGGATACCGGAAGAACTACTGAAACGGAAATGATGAACCAGATATTCAAGGCCCTTGAGGATCTGCGTGGAACAATAAAGCATATTAACAAAAACAAAAGATAGATGAACGAGAATTTCAAAAAAGTAATGGATGCCATTGCCGACATGAAAGCAATGTTCTCAGGTACTGCTGAAACAACAGAGCAGAACTTCTCTGAGGCTTTGCTCATGGATGGTACTGCTATCGCTTACGAAGGAGAATTAGCTCCAGGCACACAAGTATTTATTGTGGCTGATGGAGAGCAGATTCCTGCACCAGAGGGTACACATGCACTTGGTGGGGAGTTTGAAGGCTTAAGCATTGTTGTTGATGCAAGCGGTGTAATCACAGAGGTGATCGATGAGAGAGCTACTGAAGATGCTGCATCAAGTGACTTTGAAGCTATCGATACAGATGAGATGCCAGCAGCTCTTGAAAAAGCTACGGAGGTAATCGCAGAAAAATTGAATATTGAGATGGGTGAGGCATATGATATTGCTACGGCAGTGATCGCAGCTATCAATGCTCAAGAGCTTAATCAAGAATCAATGAGTGCAGCCGATGTTGATGCAATCGTGACAACAAAGATGGCAGCATTCTCTGGAGTGGTCGAATCACTTGGAGAAATGCTTCAGACTATTGTGTCCGACAATGAATCACTTCGCACTGAAATGTCTGCAATGAAATCAGAATTCGATGCATTCAAAGCAGCTCCTTCAAACAGCACAACAGAAGGCGAAAAATTCGCAAGGGTGACGAGCACCTTAACATCTCGCCAACAATTTTTAAAATCACAAATCAAATAAAAACAGACAATCATGAGTTTAAAGAAATTCATTAAGCAAAAATTCGATTACGATGTGTCAGGATTGGCAGCATACGTAGACGAGCAAAGAGAAGACTTGATCACAAGATCAGTAACTGAAGCGAAAACACTTCGCTACATCTCTATCCAAGAAGGAATCAAAGGATCTCAAGAGATCAAACTTCTTGACGACACATTAACGTACCAAGCAGGAGACTGCGAGATGACACCATCTGGAGACACTGTCTTCACTGATCGTGCTATCGCTGTTGAGACTCTTGGTTACATGAAGCGTTTCTGCCAGAAAGATCTTGATGGATTCTGGACTCAGTTGGCATTGCGTCCTGGTGCATCTGCTGAAGACAAGTCTCTTCCTTTCGAGGCACAGATCACTAACTACCTTTTGACTCTTCATGCTCTTGAGCTTGATAAATTGATCTGGAGAGGTAACAAATCAACAGGAACAGGTAACCTTCAGTGGATGAACGGATATCGTCAATTCTTGACTGTTGCTAACGGATGCGTTAACTTGAATACTTCATCTACTGCGAGCATCGATGCATCAAATGCTTATGATGTATTCTATGAGGTATTCTCTAACACACCTGAGGCTGTTGCTGAATCAACTGATTTCGTATGCTTCACAGGCCGTGAGAACTTCAACTTCTTGATGAAGAACTTGGTAGACTTGAATTTCTTCCACTATTCTCCAGCACAAATCTCTACAATGGAAGAGATCATCGTGCCAGGAACAGACATGCGAGTAGTGAAAGTTCCAGGATTGAACACTTTGGATAACATCTACACAGGTAAAGCATCTCATTTCGTATTCGGTACTGACTTGGTATCTGACTTCGATTCTTACGATTTGTTCTATTCTCAAGATGACGATGTAATCTATGTACGTTCTAAATTCCGTGCAGGGGTACAGGTTCCATTCTTGGATCAGATCGGTGTGTGGAACGGAACAGGTTCACCTAACTAATTGAATTAACCGGGGACTTCGGTCCCCTTTTTTGAAACTTTAAAAATAAGAATCGTGAGCTGTAACATGACAACCGGATTTAATGACAGAACTTGTACCAATGGAAAAGGTGGTATCAAATCTGTTATTTTCTTTCCGCTTTCCGCAATAGCTACTGGTCCTACTTTGACAGGTAACGAGGTGACAACCTTGACAGTTACAGGTGAGGTGTTTCAGTACAAGCTAAAATCTAACCTTTCCAGCTACACTGCTCCTATCCGTGTGAACAAGGACAATGGTACTCTTTGGTACGAGCAAACTTTGAACATGATCCTGGCATCAGATACGAAGGAACTACGTGCAGAGATCCATCTTCTTGCGCAGAATGAGGTGGTAGCAATCGTTGAAAAGGCTGATGGTAACTATGTAGCGCTTGGCCTCAATGAAGGTATCCAGGTGAACGATGCATCTGAGTATACTTCTGGTGTTATCAAGTCTGACAGAAATGGCCATACTATCGTATTGGCTGGACTTGAGAATGACGAGGTGCCAGATGTGAATGCATCAATTGTAGCTACATTGTTGACTCAACAATCTCCTGTAGTTTAATCTGCAATTAAACCATAAAGAAGGGAGAGGGTTTGCCCTTTCCCTTTTTTTGTAACTTAGAGCCATGAAAATACAAAAGAAATTCATCGGAGCGAAAGTCAAAAGTAATCTGGTAAACAGATACTACGTGATTGAGGAGGGAAACGAGGAGCTTTACATCAAGCTCGGACTACTCCACATTTTTGAAGCATCAGAACCTAAGATAAAGAAATATGCTAAGATTGGAAAGGAATCAGACAAGCACAATGATAGTGACAGTGACGGAGCTCAAGACTCTGGCAGCACCATATTGGCTGTTTGAATTTGAGGAAGAGCAATCTTTCGACAAGGTATACTGCATCCTGCCTAACATCTCTACATCAACAGAGCGTTTTGATGAGTTCGAGGTGACTGATGGTGTGGATGTCACCTTTCCATATGCTGGATTCTACACGTACAGAATCTATGAACAAACAAGCCCGAGCAATCTTGATCCTAATCTTGCCACATCACTATGTGAGGAAGGCCGAGCGCATGTATTTGAGATTGCATCCCCATCAAATGAGTTCCATACAACTATAGTAAACAACATCTATGAATAAGATCACATCACTTTCATTCAGTAAAGAATACCAGAAGCCTATCGAGGAGAAAGATCGTCAGCGTGGATTCATGAAATGGGGAAAGAAAAATGACTATCCTTTCTTTTTGATAGAGCTGCTGCAAGGATCTGCCTGGCACCAGGGTATCATCAAGAATAAAACATATTACATTGCTGGAGGTGGACTCGAGACAGTATCCGGTGATGCTACTTTATTTCTCAAGAATAGCTTCTCTGACTTCGACATGAATGAGATCGTGCAGAGAATGACATTTGACTTCGAGCTTTTTGGAGCCATGGCTGTGATAGGTACATGGAACAGAGAAGGATCCAAAGTAGTGCGCTGGGAATACATCGCTGTGGATCTTATCAGAATGACAGAAGATGAGCGCACTTACTTTGTTTCTGATGATTGGTCATCCCTTCAGCAGACTCCAGAGGCTACAAACTTCAGAAGCTATCCTGCCCTTGATGAGAATAATCGCACAGGATCCTTCATGCTTTATTACAAGGAGCCAGCGAAACAAGCTAAAGGAGAGAAAGGAATTTATCCGAAGGCACCATATTACGGAGGAATCACTGCTATTCAGACTGATGTTGACATCAGCAAGTTCCATATGTACGAGCTACAGAATGGATTCAAGGCAGGGACTCTTATCAATCTTGCATCAGGTGAGCCTGAGACAGCTGAGGAAGAGAGAAAGATCAAGGAGCAGATCAAGGGCCGTACACAATCTGTTGAGGATGCTGGTGAGATCATCATCACATTCAGCAATGGAGCTGATGAGGCACCATCTGTATTGCCATTGAATGGAAATAACTTGCATGAGCGTTACCTGATGACAGAGAAATCTGTTCAGCAGAATATCCTGGTAGCTCATTCAGTGGTAGCTCCATCACTCTTTGGTATTGCTCCTACAGGATCATTCAATGCTGCTGAGACTGCGGATCTATATGAGATCTACAAAGCCACATACATTACAGCTCGCCAAAAACAGATTGAGTGGATGGTGAACTACATGGCAAAGCTATCTGAGGCTGTCGCTACGTTGAAACTTGTCGATGTGAATCCAATTAATCTACAACAGAATGAGCCAATTGCAGAGCCTACAGATACAGCACTAAGCGATGATAAAAATCAATCATTGAGTAAAAGTCAGATATCAGCATTAATGGATATAGTAGAAAGGGTAAAATCTGATTCTTTATCATCGGATTCGGCCCTACATATTGTCCTGGCATCATTCCCATCTATTGACGAGGCACAAGCTCGTAAAATCGTGGGCCTTCCCACTACTTTGATGTCGAGCTGTGATCACAAGCATCAGTTTAATGCTGATGAGATCGGTATCTTTTCGGAGTACGGAATGAATGCTGATGAATACAAGGTGATCAAGAGCGAGGTCATTGAATGGGATACACCTTCAGATGAGATCTTCGGAAAGGAGCAGATGATGTTCGCTACAATCGGAGAGATTAAGGCTAACATATCAGCCCTGGACAAGTCAGTTCTTTCAATGCTTGCTGAAGGAGAGGATTCCACAGCTATCGCACAGGCAACTGGCAGCACAATCAAAGATGTGGCTGAGGCCATTGCTCGATTGGTAGCATATGAGATCTACGTAGATGGTGAGGTGAATGATCTGGGAAAGTCATTGCTGGAGGAAGCTCCAGCTCCCGTTGATAGATTCATGGTAGTGTATACATACAAGGAGAGACCAGGTGTCCCTCCTGTGATTACCAAGAGCCGTGACTTTTGTCTACGTTTGTTGAGCCTAAACAGACTCTACACCCGGGATGATATCAACAGCATCAGCTCAAGATTAAGCCCATATCGTGATGTATGGAAATACAGAGGAGGATGGTATACCAATCCTGAGACAGGAGCATCAACACCTTACTGCCGTCATATCTGGATGCAACAACTTGTAATAAAGAAATAAGATGAACTACTTACTATCCGTTGAGAATTTAAAGAAGCTCGGACTCATTCATGCGAATACCGACACAAAGATCCTTTCTGTTTGCATCAAGCGATCACAGGATATGCATCTTCAGCCAGCACTTGGAACACCTTTGTACAAGGCTTTGCTTACTCGTGTTGAAACAAGTACATGGACTGCTGACTATCTTACGCTGATGAATGACTATGTGGTACCTTGTTTGGTAGCATTTGTTGACTATCGTGCTGCTGCCATGCTCAATGAGAAGCTAACCAATAAAGGAGTGGGCCGACAGGATGACGAGACTATGACTCCGAATACTGACAGCGATACAAACCATCTGAGAGACATGCTCAGAAAAGATGCGTATTTTTACAAGGAGAGATTGATCGGATTCTTAAAAGATGATAACGGAGTAAAGTATCCGGAATACATCATCTGTTGCGATGACAACGAATGCAATGAATCCGTAAAGAAAGATCACACAGGATACAAACCGTTTGGATGGATAGTATGAAGCAATTCAAAG